TCCAAAGTAGGAATCGAGACTTCTACTCCCATTTTGAATCTGTGACATGTCTAGTACTGGTGTGATCGTAGGAGTGAGGTCCATATCATCATCAACCATATCCGAAACCTGTGACATGATCTTTCCGAAGGCATCCAGAGTATCCTCGCCGACCTTTTCGGCTGCGGTTTCAGTAAGATTCTCATTATCTACAAAACCCTTAGCCAAACCCATCATGTTGTACTCACCGATTTCGGCAAATACTCGTGAAGGGGAGTGGATACCAAATACATCCTTGAACCATCCAGTGACTTTTTCTCCAACGTCAGCAACCTTGTCTTTAATATTTGCAGCAGTGCTTTTCAAGCCTTCTCCAAGACCTTCAACAAGGTTGCCGCCAATCTCTTTCATAGTTTCCCACTTTTCTTTGAACCAGTTCTTGATTTTGTCAACAATATCACTCACGGCTTTTTTGATCTTATCGAATTTATCCCTTATACCCTGCACGAAACCGGACTCCATCAGATCGCTTCCGGCTTTCTTAATGTTGCCCCATGCATGTTTAAAGAAGTTTACGATTGCATCAATTACAGCCCAAAGTAATTTGTCAATTGCGTCAAATAATGCCTCATTATTGTTTGAAATTGCATCAGCAAGACCGTCGATAAATGCAATCACGAGTTTAAATGCAGCATCAATTACATCGGGTATGCCATCAGCAATTCCTCTTATGAATCCTGCGATAAAATCTAAAGCAGCATAAACGAAATCCTCGACGTGATCGGCAAGTGATTGCATGATAGCAACTAGCAGATTAAGGACTGCGTCCACGAGATCCGGAATACGCTCATTAAGCAACTCAATAAGACCATCAATTAAGATACCTATAGTATTAAATACTCTTGGAATTACAGTATCAATAATATCGAATAGTCCATTAATTAATTCACCGATCCATGTAAAGAAAGCAGGAGTATTGTCATTAAGTATCTGCAGTAGCCCACTGATTAACATTCCAAGCCATTCCAAGAATGCTGGAGTGTGCTGGATAAGAATATCAAGAACCCCGCCAATAATAATACTTATCAGCTCAAATAGCTGAGGAGCCAACGCAATAAGACCTAAAATTACACCACTGACGACCATCACAATTGCAGCTATAATCGCATCTGCCGATGCCGCTATTAGAAGAATCAGTTCAACAATGCCGGCTCCTATAGCTGCTATAAATCCAGGTATACCCGCAACAATAGCTGCGATAACAGCACCAATCAACGCTACTGCTTCGCCAGCAACAGGAATCAGCATCAATAAGCCAAGTGATAAGGCCATAACGCCAACGCCTATAGCTAAAATCGCAGCTCCAAATAATGCGAACGCGCCAGCCGCGGTTATAAGTATCGGGGCTATTGGTTCAAGGGCATACATCGAAACTACAAATATAGCCATAACACCAGCGATAGTCAGCAAAGCGGTAACTACTTCTCCAGGGTCTAACGCACCAAAAGCCTCTATAGCAGGAACTAATATCAGTAATGCCGCTGCAATAATAGCAATCGCACCTGCTTTAGCTATTACGTCCTCGCTGTTTATAAACTTCAATGCGAGAACGAACTCAGCAAGAGCTACTCCGGTAGCAATAAGACCTTGCACTACATTTTCGACTGGCATATCACCAAAGTTTCGAACCGCGTAATACATAATATTCATGGCGGTTGCCAACAATATCAATGAAAATGCTGTGGAAATCATATTGCCGGATTTCTTAAGTAGTTTCATAAAAATCCCGATTTCCAAGAATATCGCACCCATTGCGGCTATTCCTTTCGCCAAGGTCTTAACGTTAATCGACCCCATTCTTTTCACGGCTATGGAAAATAAAACCATTCCGGCAGCCATTAGAACCATCATAGCTCCGGCTTTCTTCAAGTCGTTGCCTGCTAGGAACGCATTCTTCGATACCGTTTTAATAAACAAACCCATCATAAGCATCAGCGCAGCAATTCCACCAATGCCTTTTACTAGATCTTTCAACGACATTTTTCCGAGTCTTTCGACGGACCAAATAAGAATACGAATGGCCAATGCCATCTTTGTAAGCATCGTTCCTGTCGACTTAACAGCCATAGGATCTACTTTTTGAAGCGATTTCATAAATACCGATATCACTAAAAATAATATGGAAATTCCACCAACGCCTTTAGCGAGGGTTTTCCAATCAAGTGATCCCATGACTTTGACCGCCAATGCCAAGAACAACATTGCGATTCCTATTTTGGCAATCATCTTTGCAGCCGCCTTGTATTTAACAAACTCGGTAGCTGTTTTAGCAAACGATTTTAAGAACTTATTGATTATGAACAACATGGTGCCCATAACCGCAACTCCAATTATTAACTTATCGGTCTTAATTGACGCGAGAATAAATAACGCGGCTGCAAGAATAAGTAAAGATGTGGCCACTTCTTTTATAGTTTTGACGTTCTGGGTATTCTTCCAAGCTCCAATAGCGTCTGATAATGAGCCAAACAGTTTCGAAATGCTTTCTTTAACTGTGTCGATTGTTTTACCAGCTTTATTAAATATTTTAAGAACATTAGTTATGATGGCAATTAAACCGCCTGCTTTTATAATCTTTAGTACGTTCTTAAGAATCGTCGAAATGTCTGCTACCGACTTAAGGTTCATAGACTCATTAAATTTTGAGACTAGGCCACCTATTATTTCTTTAACAACAGACCATACTGCAGCAAGGATCTTGCCAATATTCTTAAAGAAGTCAGCAAATTTCTTAAACGGCCCTTCTGCCTGTTTCAGAGATTTAATTTTGTCTATAAGCTTCTTAAGTGCATCGTTTATAACTATCAGTACTTTATGGAACTTTTCTCCAAGAGTAGTAGGGGATTTAAAGAAGTCGACCAGCCCCGATTTTGAAGACTTAACAGTATCGACAAACTGAATGAATTTCTCTCGAGCATCACCAATCAGTGTTTTAATGTAAAACAATGCGGTAGCGATCCCTTTTGCTATATTGCCATTCTTAAACTCTTCAAAAGCAGTTTCAAACGTTCCGATCGCAGATTTAAAGCTATTTCCAACTGATGCCGAATTAGAAAGTTCATCAAAGAAATTTCTAACAGCAATGATACCATTGTTTATACGCTCGAAGAAGGCTCCGATTTTTTCAGACCACTTATCACTAAACTCATAAACTGCACTTCCGATATCTCCGAAAAGTGTTACAAGAGAATCTCCAGCTCCTCCAGTAAAGGCTTTCACCAATGTGATAATCGTCTTAAGAGGAGCTATGACGAGAGTCTTCAGCAGCTTAACCATGCCAAAAATACCTTTAAAGATATTCTTAAGGCTATCATAGTTTCGGCTTATGAAGGCCTGAAAATTATTCACCTTTTCGGTAAACCAAATTATTGCGTTTGCTAAATGAAGAGCACTTTCTTCGACCGATGACGGAAAGATCTCGTCCCATGCGTCGTGTATAACTTTTGCAATGGATTTGAATCGATAATCAACATCAAATAGTGTTGCGACAAGCATATGGAGGCTCTCGAACAGAGCAGATCTTGTTCCCTGGGTTTCGCCAAATTCCTCAAGCTCACGCCATGCTTTTAGGACCTCGAGAATACTTTCAGTTCCGCGACCAAATATTTCCCAAAGATCGTCGCCAAATTGAGTCCATACTTCTTTAGCTTGCTCATAATTGCCTACTATCTGCTCGAAAATGTTCATCCAACCAGTAGACACAGCGTCCTTGGTTGCAGAAATAGCGTCATTGAATGTTCTGTATTCCTGAGCAGCTCTAAATGCTTTCTTAGAAAGTGCATATTCTTCCGAGCCTAACGTATTCAGAGCATCTGCAAGCATTTCAACAGTGTATGTCTCGTCTTCAAACTCTATATTATTCTCTTTGAGATAATCCGTAAGAAATGCAACTTTATCTGTAGCGGCTTCGTATTGAACCATCAACCCTTTATTGCTGTTGACAATATCAGTAGCGGACATGCCTGTCTTGTTTGTTACTTCGTTAAGTTTATCTGCAAACTTACCATACTCCTTAAGAGTATCCATAAGAACATACGAATCAAGCCACTTTTCGGACAGAGTGCTTCTAAAGTTTTCGGTGTTTACCTCAGTGCCTTTCTTGGTAAAATACTTCCAAGACTTGGTAGATTCGTCATATTTCTTGGTGAGCATCTCCATTGCTGCACCAGACTCAAGAGCCTGCTTTTTAAACTCTTCAGTCGCCATATTTGCGTTCTCGATTGACTTGAAATCGATTGTTGTCAACGCGCCCATGCCCATTGCCTGAGAAAGGTTATACATAGCCCTTGAAGCCTCACCGATTCCCTGACCAGCCGAGGAAGCCCAAACAGCAATACCTTCCATCGCAGTTGTGGAATCTTCCAGGTTCTTACCCATCGATGTAAACTTACCGATGTTATTTACCATATCTGTAAAATTATAACTGGTCTCATCAGTAAACCAGTTTAATTTCTCCATCTGGGCATTAACCTGTTCAAGACTGTAGGCATTGCCATTATCGTCATGCGCATTGTTAATGATGGTCTGCATAGCAGTATTTTTCTGCTCGTATTTTGACCATCCTTCTTTAAGTTGGTCAACTGATAAGGACTTGGCTATGCGGATGCCCCAGTCGGCAGCTCTTTCTCCGATTCTTCTAAGAGCTCCAGTGGCCAGTTCCTCGAACATCGAAAACTTTTTACCAACTTGTTCTGCAATACCGCCAACTTTTTCGAGTTCGACCGATGTATCGCTGCCATCTATTTTGCCAAGAGATCGGTCCAACTTTTCCAAGGATTTTAAACTGTCGTTGACACCGTCCTCGAATTCTTTATTCTTGAATACCATTTCAAGAATTCTTGAATCTATCAATTGTTATGGACCTCCTCCCATGCTAATTTTCCAATTTTTTCGAACACCGGTTTCATCGCCGGATTGATGAAATCATTTGCTTTCAAAAAGTATCCACTTTTTGTAACATGACCATATTGAAGCAGTATAGCAATCGGTGTGCCATACTCATCAGTGTTAGTATTGTGCCATTCTATAACACTTCTGTTTCTATCGATCTTGATTTCATAAGACCACGATTTGGCGGTTTCTCCAGAGTCGCGGGGAGTAGCAAGCTCCAGAGCCTCTACTCCCATACGACCGTACTTATCCAAATCGCTCTTTTTTACTATGTGCTTGATTCGTTCTAAAAATTTCTTGGTATTTGAAAAATCGCCTTTTTGCTTGAACTTAATCATATCTCAACCTGTAGTGTTAAGAGCCTTTCTCCTAGCCGCATTCAGACTTGCGTTTCTGGATAGCAACTCGTTCTTTGACATTTTCTTAGGCGGAGTTCTCTTCAAATAGCACATCTTGATGAGACTAAGTAATTTATTCAAATGCCAATACTCATACTCTGGTGGTATACCGCAGTCTATCATCCAGAAGTAAATAAGTTCTGATGTTACTGTTTCTTGATGAGGCTTGCCATAAGTTTTTGTGCTTTTGTGTTTCTGTTGAGCATTCCAATCTATTGACGTCATAGAGTCTTCCATGTATTTCCCGATTTCTTCCAAAATATTTGCAGGAATAAAGCGATATACGTTGGGGTCAACTCCTTCTGTCAATGTCATGCATTTAACATAATCTAAGATTTGTTCGTTCGTCTTTTTATCATTGCCAAAGAATGCAGAATGCCACTTGCACTCCCATTTTGATAACGCATGCAAAGAATGCTCTATATCTATGGTTGCCTCTTTTGTTTGTATAAAACTGTTATCTTCTTCATTGAAAAAGAGAGCGCCTGGAATTGTAATAGTTTTCATCCTAGCTCTCCCTATATATCATTCCTTAGTTTTAGCAACTAAGGCCTTGATTTCTTCGTTATTGTCAAGCTCTCCCTTAATCTCGTCAGGGAGAATGCCTTTAAGAAACGCGAGTGCGGACTCTGTATCCTGCAGAAGTTCCATGTACAATGCGTCATATGCTGCAGAACTTTCGAATTCCGCTCTGATCTCAGGGCTCTTACGGAAATGCTTTCCGTCAGCATCGAGAATGCCGTAACTTTCTCCGATCAGCTCGGTGAACAGCTCGCTGATAGCCTGGACATTCTTCTCGTTTACCATCTTGCGGAGCTTGTTTTCAACTCCACCAGCCGTCGAAAAATTCGACTTCGAAATCTCAGTCTTTGAAATATTAAAGTAAAGATCTTCTGTGATCTCTTCTCCAAGGAAATCCTTGTAAGTAAGTGTTTTCTGATACATATGTCTATTCTCCTTTTAACCAAAAATAAAAAGCAGGGCGGTATTAAAGCCGCCCCGCATGATCCAACGTAGATACGAATCAGTTACTTGAACATAGCAATAACTGCATCCGGAGTAGGAAGCAATGCATCTGTTCCACTCTGTCCGCCAGTTCCATACAGAGTAGCTTCAAGAGTTGCAAGATCAGTTGCGTCAACCTTAGTGCTATCGATCTCCATATGAGCAGTAGGCTTTGCGTCGGTTACGCCAACAGGAGTTGTTGAGATTTCCCAGCTGAAAGCGATCGCTTCAGGAGAATCGTTTGTTGTCTGATAGCCTTTCTCAGACGGAGCCGCAAGGCATCCCCATACAAGATGAAGAATATAACCGTATTCATCGCCGGCAATATCATTACCGCGCTTAGTTCTGTAGCTGAGACCGAAGATCTTTCTAGTCTGCTGTCCGATCTTAACGCCGGTAGCCATTTCTTTTGAGCCGTCGCACTCTGCGAACTCGTCCGGATACGTATAAGCCTCGATGGATGCCTTGAAATCCTCAGCACTCATCAAGTTAAGATACTTCATATTATCTGCATAGAGAGGTGTGGGCTCTGCGCCTTCAGGGCTCTCGGTAAACGCTGTAACGCCATTCCATGCTGCGCCAGGTGTATATACTCCCTGGTCATTGATAGGGTAAACTACTACCCTGTCGATACCAGTCTCATAAAATCTCTCTCCGGGCTGGTCCCACTTAACTTTGAAATCAGGTGTAGGCATATTATTTCGTCCTTTCTTTAAAAGTAAATTGTGAACGGGTAATGATACATGTTGTTCGCCTGATAAGGAGGTCTATCCATTCTGCACCTCGGAAGAGATGCTATCTGATCAACCTCTGTGTTGTCAGGGTCTTTATGTATCAGTATTAACTGATAGGATTTTTCTTTTCTATATGTCGAGTTATCGGCATAGGACGGATCGATCCTATTTAAGCTCCATACAATACACGGATACTCAAGTTTTTTTGACTCGGGAGGCTGATAATACACTTTCGGAACGATACTCTTGAGAATATCTCGCAGTATAAGTCTGCTAGCCATTATATACACCCCCCAGAGTCAAAAGTAATCTAGGGCCTTGGAATTCGATGTCAGACACCTTCCATTTGTGACCCATAAATACCGCATATCGAATCTCATGGAAGTGTTCGAGGGCAAACTTGTCGGCCATCAAACTTATCTGATTACTAATGTTTACGTCGTCGTTAGTACTGGTGTATTCCAGTGCCTGCAAGCGACGGCTGTTACGAATAACATCACCATAGTATTTCTTTTCAGTCACGTTTGCGACCCAAACGTCCGAATTTTCGTCCTCAGGTTCGGTTTCACAGAATCCTATAGAATCGAAATAGCGCATTAGTTTGCCCTCCTTTCCTCCCATTTTGAATAATCAAATCAGCCCTTCTCAAGTTCGAGGAGACGCAGGCTGTAAGTCTTTGTAACGCTTTCGCCATTAACGGTCGAAACAACCTTGATCTTCTGGTTGTTGTTAGCAACACGAACAACTACGTTATTTGTTGAAGGATCAACAGTAACAGGGCCAGTTGATCCGCCGAGAAGTTCAACTGTTGTAGTAGCACCTACTGCAGGTGTAAACTTCAGAGCAAGGAAGTTACCAGACTGAAGTTCAGTAGTCTCTGAATACCCAGTGTAACCGGTAACGTACTTAAGGCTACCCTCGATCGCCCTATCATCGATAAGGATATCTTCCTGAAGATCTGCAACGTTCTTTCCAAGAATAGAGGTTGTAGGATCCTCACCCTCAGTAATGAAGCCTGCTACCCAGATCTGCTCAACTGCAATAGCAGAGAAAGGCTTGATCAGAGCGCCTGAGCAACGTGACTCAAGCAGGTACTTCTCCTGGTTGAAGTCAATGTCAAATTGCTCGAAGAAGCTCTTCTTGCCGCCTTCATCAGCGCCATATGCGTAGTCTGCAGGATTAACGAGAATACCAACAAGGTTTCTGGTCACGCCATTAACTACACGGGTGAGGTTCTCCATAACCGGAACAGGAACGATCTCTTTAACACGCAGCTTGGTAGCAACCTTGCTGATGTCGTCATACATGTAATGACCCATAGAATCCTTGATCAGGAGGCAGTCAGTGATGAAGTCATCGGTGGTGAAGAATGTGGGGTTACCCGAACCCTTGTAGTTCTTACGAGCTCTGATGATCTGCTCGATGATTGCAGTGGTCTTCTGATCCTGAGTAGCGCCGGAGTTGATGCTTACCAGAGTCTTGATGGTGTACAGATCCTCATCGGTCCAGATAGGACGAATGTGATCGTGGCTGATATGATCCTCTGAAGATGCGGAACGGCCGTCGCCTACGAGACCGGCGCGAGCAACTTCCTCGTCAAGCATTCCGTCCATTTCCTTACGGATGAAATTAACATAGCTGAAGCTGGTGATATCGGAAATATCATCGCGATCAGCCTTCTGCTTCTTGTAAATTGTCTGAGGATCGGTCTTTCTCTTTAACAGAGTGAATACCTCTTCCTTCTTTCTCTTGCCCTTGATGTAACCAAGAGCGCGGGCATCCTCTTCAGTGATGTTCGCATGTGTGGTCTTGATCCTGGAGAAAGGAACCTTCTTAGCAGCTCCCTTGAACTTAGCAACCCAGTCTGTATCTCTCTTGATGAAATCAGGCTCGTTGTTGAGTGCCTTTGCATCCGGGAACAGGTACTCAAGATCTGCTACGCCATAATCAACAACATTACCGTTACTGTCCATTGCTGCGTGAGCAAGAACAGCATCTCTAAGAGATCCGAACTTCTTTGCATCTGCGAAAATCTCAAGCTCTTCAGCGTGAGAAAGTACATTCTTCTCTTCCTTTTCGTCTGTGTCAAATACGTTATGCTTCATATCCTCATCCTTTCCGTCCGATTCCTGAATGAAACCGATCAGCGCATAAACTGCTTCTTTCTGTTTATCGTTCAACGTGTTAAAAACATCCTCGATTGTCTCATCTTCATGACTCATCTCATCGCCCTCCTGTGATTCATCGTTATGCAAAATCTCTGGAGTAGCGCTCTCTCTCAATTCGAAATCCTCAGACTCAACAACCATTGCGTCGTCGTAGTCATCGCCATGAGCCATAACGCAATCAATTGTTGCTCCAGGATTAGCTCCTGCTAATACCAAACTAACTTCTCTGATCACGCCGTGGAGTACATCTCCTCCATTCTGCTTGAGCCTGTTGGCATAGATTGAAAGCTTGGTAACGTCACCGTGTTTTACTGATTCTTTTGCATGTTTTCCTTCTTCAGTATCATTTAAGAAGCCATACATGCGTACACCCTTTCCGGGAACATTTTCCAGAATCGCATGTCCGAGAACATCCTTTACAGAATTATGGTTATGTCCCCATACAATCGGAACTTTCTCGCCATCCTGCTCTGCAAACGCGTTATCACGGATAGTGCGTCCGTCGGTGCATAAAAGATCATTCTTTGTAGCCCAGCCACAAAAATCGTATCCTTCAACGACTCCCATTTTGATTCCTTTCTTACGAATTTGAGCCCCATTTCTTCTGGAAAGCGATTCGTGATGCATCGTCGGAGCCACTGCTTCCGCTTCCGCCAGATCCCTTGCCATACTTGGCCTTTAATTCGTATTTTTTGTTCATGTTTTCCTCACGGATTTTGTCTATTTCGGCATAGATCTCGTCCGCGAGTAATAACCGCGCTTCTTTTGACAGTCTTCCTAAACGACGCTGAAGAGCTGCTATTTTTTTCTGAGTTTCGAAATGATATCTCTCATACTCTTCCTCATAGCTACTCTGTCTGCCCGAAGAACTGCTTTTTACGGAACTTGTTTCTTTTCCTGCGGTAGGATTAACAGAAGAAGTTCCAGGGTCACCAGCTGCTTTTTCACGGCCCTTAAGTTTCCGGTGCTCCATGTAGTATTCATGGGCTTTTACAGGATCGTAATATTGGCTGGCATAATGCGCTAAAAAGTTGGCTGGTTGTCGCATGAATTCATCAAGCGTCATTGGTACCGCCTCCTTTCAGCATGTTCTCCAAATCGTCAAGCTGTTTATCAAACTCATCTAATTCTGCCATCTTGGCATTGTAGTCTTCCTCACTCATCTGCTCTTCCGGAACCTCATCAGGAATGCCATCACCATCGAGATCAGGCATGTTGCTATTACGCAACTCATCAGCCTTAGGATCGGTCGCGGGCTTCATGCCGAGAATCTGACGGAATTCATTAGCTGTAAGTATTTCATTACGAAGTAGTGCGTTTGCCATATCCGAAAGTTTACTAGTGGGAATAAGCTTGAACGAATCTCTGAAGAATAAAATAGACTGCTTCTGTGTACGAGCAGTCTTAGTAAGAAATTTGCGACGCATCTCTTCGACGATCGCTGAAAGAATAGGCTCAATTGTCCGGTTATAATAGTGGGTCATCGTCTCTTCATTAGCAGTACCATTCATGATGGTTGCGTCGATACCTAACTGGCTGTAAAGTTGGTTTGTTAAGTATTCGACCTGCGTCTGAATCTGACTGTCTACACTTCGGTTCAACTGAGTAATATGTTCCGTAGCATCGGTATATGCAATACCGAACTTGGAACTTGAGAGCTGCATTTCGATGTCTTTACGACGATTTTCTGCTTGAGCTCTACGTGCTTCCGTTCGAATTGTATAGGGCAACTGAATGATTAGATCCAGTTTGTTTGATCCCTTTTGCTCGTCAATTACGTCAAGTAACGAGAGTTTTCGAATGAGTCGCTGCAATGTTGAGTTTGGCTCATTCATTACCGCATAAAGCGGGTTTTCAATGATAGCCACCGCTCGCTTTGGCATCATAATTTCCTGCTGCCGTCCGATCTTTTCGTTGTAGACTCGAACTTTTACCCAAGCGGGATACCATTCGACGATCTTTCCGACACGTAGTTCATAGATGTCTCCAATACTGTCATACTTCCGTGGATTGTTGTCGCAATATGTTGGTACTATTGCAACACATCCTTCGTCGAGCATCGATTGAACAATGTCCTGTAATAATGCCCTTCCTGTCTGGTCAACATTGGCGTCTACGGACAAACATTCATTCAGATTAGACGGCATCTCTTCGACAAATCGATTGTTTTCGTCCAGTCTTACATGCCGGATATCGACCGTTGCCGCGTCCAAAGCTATTCGATTTAACACCGAGGTAACTATGGACTTTTCATTTCCTCTCGTGAAACGCATTCGATCAGGCCTATAACTATACCCTCCACCATAAGAGTCGACATAGCCATACTGTTGCTCTTGCTGGTCTGTTGGGTCTTTGTTGGCCACGAACGCATTCCACGCATTCTTAATGCGGTCGACTATAGCCACTTAGTTACCTCCTATTTTGATAAAATTTTTCGCATCTCGTGAATGTTCTTGAGAATCTGAGCATTGTAGTCAACTCCCGGATCTGTATTAGGATGCAATGTAAGCCCCATAGGTGCAGTATCGATCCAGAGTTTGCCTTTGTTGACAGCACCTGACTTGACCGCATCTTTGAGAGGTGTTGATATCACCTTAGCGGCCTTCGACTTATAAATCTTCCGTCCGATAAGGACAGCAGCGGTAACAGCAACCGCTCCAGTAGCTACACCAGCTGCAATCTTGAGTCTCTTATTACGAATTTCTTCGGGACTCTTCGCGGTTGAAGAACCGTTGCCTTCATTTTCTTGGTATCTGGCACGACCTTCTGAAGTCAAGGAGCCATCATAATTCTGATAGTTTCGAACTCCCCAACGCATGCCTTTCTTGCCATAATGGGCCAGATAGAGGGCATCGTTAAACTCTTGTCTATTCATAACAAGCCCTCCATTATTTCTTTCCATACTCTTTCTCGATCTGGTCGATGTCGAAAGCTCCTTTTCTCATTGCGCGTATCTCTTCCTTAACAGCCTTGTTACCATCATATAATTTCATGACATCTTGGTATCGCTTATCGACATCCGCATCACTCCACGAATGCACCTGATGCGGTTTTCCTACATTGGATATTATCTTATCCAGCTTTTCTCTAGAGAAACCGCCTCCGTTAGAGATTCCATTCGATGTAATATTATTAGGGTTGTTGCCAAAACCTGATCTTACTCTATTTGCGCTAGCATTGGTTCCAGACTTCACAGCAGCAATGGAAGCCTCTCTGGCTATGTAATTAAGATCTCTTGCGTTCTGAGAATCGGATTCGTTATCAGAGAACTTATTTGTGAGTTTCCGAATGGCTATAGTACCTACAGCAGCAATCGCAGCCGCTACCGACGCTTTTCCAGCTTCTTTAGCTCCCTCAGTAACTACTTTTTTAGTGCCTTCTCCAAAACTCTTTAAGCCTTCCTTGAATTTACTTGTTTTTGCAAACGGTAAATCTTTACGAATGTCAAAAGGAAGACCATCACTTCCAAGTTTTTTGTCTTTAAGCTTCTGATGAATCTTATACCCACCATAAATTGTGAGAGCACTACCTGCCGCAATAGCCCCTATTTTGAGCGCTTTCTTGGCTCTGTCGGATAGGCCTCTCGGTTGTTCATCAGAACCTGATTCTTCGCGTCTTCTCTCTGCTCCGAGATCAGTGTAAGTGCCATCGTAATTCTGATAGCGTCTTATACCCCAACGCATTCCCTTGGTTCCGAAATGAGCCAAATGAAGAGCGTTTTCGTATTCCTGCGGTGTCATCTACATCACCACACTTTCGCTGTTCCGGATGCAGTTTTCACCTTCTTGGGGACCCTATTTAACTCTTTTACCTCGGCAGTTTCGGTCTCTTTAGCCTTAGTCGTTTCTTTCACGAGAGTATCGTCAGGCAACACCTCATGATCTTTGTCGTTTCTGACCATAATTACCTCCCATATTTCGCAGTATTGTATTCTCTTTCGAGTTTGTTACGTCCGGATTTTCTTTTAATCTCATCAGCTCTGGATCTGTCTATAGTGGCTTGTGCTTCCATGCCAAGCAGTTTACTTCGATTGGCATTATACTCCTGAGCTGCCGGAGAAACGTTCTTTCTTGCAGCGATTGCTCTTGATAAAAATCCGCGACCCAAAGCCTGGTAACTAGCGTCAGTTAATACCTTCTGGTCGCGAGCTTTTGCAGAAGACGATTCGGCTTTTGCATTAGCGCTCTTATAGCGATAAGCATTTTCACGTCCTTCGGTTACGGCCTTATCATTTCGAGCTTTCTCAGTTCCAAGTGCCATGCCAACATTTCTCGCGTGACCGACTGCATTGGCTACAAGGTTCGCCCCTACGAATACTTTTCCGGCTAACTTAGTAGCATCAAACGCTGCTTTAAAGTATCTTTTGTTTTTAACATTAGCAACAATGTTTTTGCCATTCTTGGCAGCGGTAGCAACAACTGCCGCTGAAAGCAAAGCGCTTCCAACAGCCTTTACGCCTTCGTGGTAAGCAATCTTCCTATTAGACTGATTGAAATTAGGCTTCGAAGATACTATTTTGTTTAGACCTTTCGCAGATTCAGACTCAATCTTAGATTTTGTTCTGATCCCATTACCGACTCCATAACGATCTCTACCGGCAGCGGTCAGCGAACCGTCCTCATTTTGAAATCTTCTAAGACCGTGCTTCTGTCCTTTTATTCCAAAATGCTGTAACTCAGCTTTAGACTTTTCGACAGCAGCATAAAACTCTTCTTTTGAATCGAACGAGTGACTAAACCGATTACCCCTCTGCTTTTTCTCAAAATCTTTAACCTCCGCAGTTCGATCGGCATAGGGAGTATTAGTCTTAAATGCCGACATTAACTCGCCTCGAGCATCGCTCCATTCTTTAAGCCTACCGGGATCATAACTCGTAGGATTCTTTCTTTTTTCATTGTCCTCAAGTTCCTCGTCCATCCTACGGATAAGCTGAGTGACTGCCATTTTAGCTATTTCAGCTCTTTTTTCTCTATCGAGTTCAACGCCTTTTTTCTCAGCAAGCTCGTCAAGACATTCATCAATGTCGATTTCGGTGTCCTGTCCTTTGAGCCAATTGGTACAGGTTTCAGCCAAAGCATCGGTAAGATCGTTGGTATATTCTTTTGCTGCTTCAACTTTTAACTCGTTGGAAATGGCATTCATCGTACCTGCCGCACGAGACGCGTCTTTGTCGTTTCGGATCATTCCATTTCGGTTACCGGCTGCACGAGCCATGGCATTAAAATGATCCTTATTATTTTCAACTTGCGCATTTCCGCGCCCTTTGTCCAAATCTTCGGCATAAATATAGCGGTTACCGATCTTTTTTATATACTTGTGATTTTTCCACTCAGATCCTTCGGCATGAGAGATCGAGATATTACGCTTTCGAGCCAAAGCTATAGCGGCTCTGTATTCATCAGAATTCATTTTTCACCACCTCTCAATTCTTAGGGTTTAAGCTAGTTCTATTCTGAAATTCGTGAAATTCAGTTTAGCAGGAGGATCAATAGTTGCTCCGCTATTTGTTGTTGCCCTCAATATTAACTGAATCTTCGCAGACTGATTGAATAGTTGCGCCTTGCCATTATCAATAGTTTTAGTAAGTCCTCCGTTTGCCATCGTTGTTACCGCTGTTACAATATCAGGGTCTGTAGTCGCCCATGCATGAAGCTCTGCTCCTTCACCGTCGATGAAGTGAATTTCAACATACCCAGGCAGGTTTCCACCAGATAAATCGCATTCGCCAGCGTCGCATTTTAGAATAATTGCATCGCCAGCTGCAAAGGTGTGGGTTGCAGAATCCCATACTGATGTAATTTTAAGACCACCTCCACCTTTTGTAATGCTACATTCAACGTCGTTTCCGCTTGCTGTTACGGAAGAACTTGTGGTTGCTTTCGGTTCTACGCTTTCAGCATGTTCAACGTCAAGAATAATTGTAGGTGTAGGTGTCGGCTCTTCATGTGCGTAAGATATGGTTCTATCTTCACCGTTACCATATCTAATTGCATAAATTGTCTCATTTGCCTGGTCGATAACAAATACATCATATGCAGTAGCGGTAGCAACTCCTGCTGTACGTGTTGAGCCGTCGTTGAGTTCGTACCAACCTGCACAAGTAGTAGCAACAAATGTAATTCCGTCAAGGTCCTCCACGTATAAATTGTTATGGATGTGACCGCAAAAGCACGCTATAATCTTATCTTTGTGCGTCTGTAATGTAGCATGACAAGCAACAGGGTTGTTCCAACCTTTTCTATCTGCCACTTGCGGAAGATTTTCATCAAGCGGATGATGAGAGAAAATGATCGCCTTATAGCCCGTGGGAATACTAGATAGCATAGTATTCAGTACAGTATTTATGTTATAGGTCGTATAAATCCCAGCACGAGCGTAAGAATCAAGGAATATATATCGTACTTTCAGTACGGGGTCATCATAGTAACCACTCGTATAATCAACGGAAGTAATAACCTTGTTTGCCAGTGCTTTAGTCATATGCGATTTATACACTTGACCACGGGTTATATCACTGTTATCTTGTCCTCCTTCATGGTTTCCAACAAGGAAAGCAACAGGACAATCTGCACCATCCATTTGATTGTACGTGTAAATGGCGGAATCCTGCATATTCTGAATCAGACCACCGCTATTGCCATGAGTGTCCCCACCCAAAACAACAAAGTTGAAAGGGAGACGCTTTGTAAGATCACGAAGAGTTCTCAAACCATAGCTGACCTCATTCGTGATGTTTTTATGCGATGTTATTTGAGGATTTACAATCAAGTGCTGGTCTGTATCAAATCCAATAACAATTGGATTGTCTAAAGTGCCAATATAAGCACTAATAGAACTTGCCACAGACTCCATTTCGGTTTTAGCGTAGTCCGGATAGTCACTAGTTATGTCCCCACCAGGAATCTCACCAGCATCATGAGTGCTGCCATCATCGTATGTTACTACCAAGTGGTTATTATCAGCATTAATATCTACCGACTCAATACTCTTTTTCTCATCAATCAGTTCTTCAACTTTCTCGCTTGAATACACCTTATGAGTTGACGGAGTATTGTCATCAATTACTGCTCCGCCTCCGCCACCACCGGCTTCGATGGTTTCTTTCAGCTCGATTAGCAGATCCTCCACGCGGCTCTGAGGCTGATCATTGTATTCCGTGCCGTCAATTATAGCTCGAAGGATCGCTTCTCCGCGGCTCTGAGGCGGATCTTTATAAATTTCGCCCATATGTGTTTGAACCTCGCTTCCTTTCATTATTGTCCAGGATCTGCCTGATAATTGAGCCTGCATTCATACTCCTTAATCATATCGGTGTATGCCTTCATTGCATGTGTACTCTGAGGCGGATCAAATGTGATTTTTACTTTCATGAACATGTACTCTTTGACCATATTAAAATTGGTCATGTTAGGCATGTAATCGCTCCATGTGGCGGCTGCATCCTCAATAAAAAAGCCCTCTTTAGGTCCTACTCCTAATTGAGTAAGAACGTTAAAGACGGCATTTATTGCTATGATTATGTCCGGATCAAATGATGTGTATTCCGCGTCATAACCAAGCTTTTTCTTGATTGAATTGAGTATACTTTCGGACATAATTCAGCTCCTTTTTATCCGTGAGACTTTATTCTATAAATATCTCTTGGCTCTTTTACGGTTTTCGCAAGATTATCCATCTGCCTTATCAACTCCATCTTTCTTTTAGAATCCACATATTTAGAACGAGACTCTTCGTAAAGTGGGGTCTTAGCTTCTTTAGCTTTAATGCTCGAAGGTGTCTGGAATTGGATTTCAAACTTATTTCCGTCTTTATCTTGGTACACACATGTGACCTGCTTGTGTTTAGCCTTTCCCTGACGATATAAATCGAAATAGTTTTTGCATTTCGTCTCGGTATAACCTTTCTCAGAAAGAGATTCCTTCACTTTGTTATAGTTAGAAACAAAATTATCATCATCTGATACTGACGTATACCTTATCGAGTCGTTAATACCCTGAGCAGCATCTTTCATGCTTATTCCTTTCTCTCTGGAGTCTTTTTCAATCTTCCGGGATAAGGATTCCTCGGTTTTAAGTCGATGATCTAAACCATAAACAGAAGCTCCAGATTTCTCAATCGAATCAACGACATCTTTAGAAATCTTAGGCTCTAATTTGGCAGACTTTAAACTTATAGACCTTGCGTATTCACCATTTTTAATCCGAGTTCCATCATAATTTTGGTATCTTCTGACATACCATTTCTGGCCTTTAACACCATGGTGGGCTAAGTACAGAGCATCGTAAAAAGCATCTCTTTCCATATAACCCCTCCTGGTTAAAAAATATAAATCGACGTCGTGTCTGCTTAGAATGCATCTTTGTTGTTCTTGTATGCAATGAATGCGTCCATTAATGCTGCAACATTATCGATTTTCTCTTTATATCTACGTTTGAGCAGTTTCTTGTTTCCGTTCGTGTCCACAATTGCAATACAGTTTCCCATGGTAAAGCTCATAAGACTTTCATCAAATAGGAGCAATCGAGACTCCGCTAATTTCTTCAATTCTCCAAGCGGAACAGATTCTGTTCGCGAACCTTGAATTACTTTCTCGATTCCAAACGGGCCGTTCTCCTGTTCCCACCTCTCTACAAATGCCTTTGCATTATACGGATCGTAACCAAAGCATTGAACCTCGTATTTCATTTCAGAAATATGATTGTCCAAATCCTCATAAACTTGCATCATGTCGAGGACTGCTCCTTCTAGAACAATAAGGGAACCTTCTCGTAAGAATTCGTCATACTTATTCTTCAAAGCCATTGGAAGTTTGCTGTAAGTAAGCGAAGAAATATAACTTCGAGTCTTGACACCGAATTGTTCATTGCCAAGGGGGAATAGAAATGTGAATGCACAGAAGTCGTCACCTTGCGATAAGTCGGCTCCGAGAGAACAAGGAAGTCCCCAAAATTCCCTACTACGATGAGGGAGTGTTTCCTCATAAGTAAAGTAATAAGTGTATCCTTCACAAGGGATACCGAATCGTTTTGCCAAAATATCGTTCTTCGCATCTGGAACGTTTTCGGCTCTCTCTACTTCTGTCTGATATGTCTCGTATGTGACAAGGCCTGGTTTACCAATATTCGGATTTGCTTTGAGCCATTTGCTCGGGTCAGCAACTTCTGAAATATCATCAAGGCGATAATACCAAATAGATACATGAGGATTTATATACTCACCTTTGAGGATACTCATAAGCTCCATCTTGATGGAGTCACCAGGGCCATTTCGGACTGTACCCTCTGACGACATTGAAACGATAAGCCAATCGTCATTCTTAGATGCACCCTGCTCAAGTGCACCAATTACATCCTCCTTACAGTCACCAGACAACCACTCGTCGACAGTTGCAATCTTGCATCGAAGGCCCTGAAGTTTGTTTACAGACATAGGTCTGACTTCGATCAAAGATCCCGTGAGTCTGTTCTCAATTCCCTTCTTTGTAGAACACAACTTTACTCGATTCTTCTCTGAACCGGTTGTATTCTGCAATGAGCCTTCAGTTAGGAACTTGAAAAGAGGGCCTCTCGCTCTGGTAATTGAAGTTCGGATTGGTGACATGACTTCTTCAGCAAGTTTCATCGTTGGAGCGGTTGTCACCTGATGTGTTGTGGTTGTGTCCACATTTAAAAAGAAGCTCTGGATGCATGCCGCATACATTGACTTGGCTGCTCCTCGAGCTACTATTAAATACTGTTTGTTTACAAGTCTCTTCTTGATTCGAAGGCGCTTAAAATGTCCTCCGTGATAGTCAGCATCCGGAACCCAAACGGATCTGTCGATGAAATAGTACCATCCAAAGATCTGTTCAGCCCATAGCTTGAAAGTATCTAACAATGTTAGGTTACTTCCGTCTGTCAAAGTCAATTCGTTCTCACAGTATTTGATAAAACCCTCTACTGCATCCTCGTCGTAATAAACGCCGGGGTTCTTAATAAGCCCGTCGATACGATTCATCTCCATTGAGATCTCTCGGCAGACTGGTATGTCTCCTCTCATTACCGCAGCTCTAAACGCGCCGTAGTATTTAGGAGTCGCGGTATTAGAAAGCATGGTAAAAGTCTCCTATTTTGATTAACGCTTCCAAGGGCATTGGTCATTGGGTTTACGTTCAACAAGGAAAGTAATCG